AATTAAATACAAAAACTAAGTCAGCTTAACGGCTGGCTTTTTATTTTGGAAAGGGGGCGAGTAGCATTACTAAAAAGTTAACATTGAAACAGCAACGGTTTGTCGATGAGTACATTATTTCGGGTAATGCTACTCAGGCCGCCATTAAAGCAGGATATTCTAAACGGTCTGCTTATTCTGTAGGCCAGGAAAACCTGAGAAAACCTGTAATTAAAGCTGCTATCGATAAACGTAACGCTGAGATTGAATCTGAGAAGACGGCGGACATGACTGAGGTGATGGAATACCTTACTTATGTTATGCGTGGTGAACAGACTGAATCAGTGGCAACTGCTAAGGGTATTTATGATAATGTACCGGTTTCTGCTAAAGACCGGATTAAAGCTGCTGAACTGATTGGTAAACGTCATGGTGCATGGACGGATAAGAAGGAAATATCCGGTAATATGAATATTGATATTGGAATGGGGGACTACGATGAAGATAATTAGTGTGCTGTCAGCAGTGCCAGTGATGTTAATTGCTGGCCTGTTGCTGAAGCCTGGCTTAATTACTAAGGGCGTTTTCATTACTGCAATCGTCGTTGAGTTCTTCATGGCTTTTCTAGTGAGTGATTATTATGAAAACAACTAGGGGGGTGATACAGTGCCAAACATCAAACTAAACTTTCCAAAACCATATAATGTATTCAATAAGCAGATCTTTGATAACTTGTTCGACTACAGCCATTTTATTGAGGTTTGGTACTGACATACGGTGGTGCCAGTTCTGGTAAATCTCATGGCGTTGTTCAGAAGGTTGTTCTGAAAGCACTGAGACATTGGAATCATCCCCGCAAAGTACTATGGCTCCGGAAAGTCGATCGAACAATTCAAGACTCAATCTTTACCGATGTGGTTGATTGCCTGTCAACATGGCAACTTCTGCCACTATGCCGAGTGAATAAATCAAACCGTACTATTCATTTACCGAATGGTGCGGTTTTCTTGTTTAAGGGGATGGATGACCCAGAAAAGATTAAGTCCATTAAGGGCTTGTCTGACGTGGTGATGGAAGAAGCGTCCGAATTTAACCAGGATGACTTTACCCAGCTTACTCTGCGGCTCCGTGAACCGAAGCATAGGAAACGGCAATTGTTTTGTATGTTTAATCCAGTTTCAAAGCTGAATTGGACGTACAAACAATGGTTCGCTCCTGAAGCTGAAGTCAATCCTGAACGGGTAGCCATTCATCAATCGACATACAAGGATAATCACTTCCTCGATGCGGACAACATCAGGACGATTGAGAACTTGAAACAAACTAATCCGGCTTACTATAAAATCTATACGTTGGGCGAGTTTGCCACGCTGGATAAACTGGTCTTTCCTGACTTCAGTAAACGCCGTCTTAGCGCTCAACGAATGGTGAACCTGCCATCGTACTTCGGCCTCGACTTCGGGTATACCAACGATGAAACAGCCTTCATGCACGTCAAGGTCGATCAGGACAATCACACCATCTACATCATGGAAGAATATGCCAAGCATGGAATGCTGAACAGCGATATTGCCCGGATGATCAAGCAAATGGGGTACTCCAAAGAGATCATCACGGCTGATGCGGCTGAACCTAAATCAATTGCCGAGATCAAACGTGATGGCATTCCCCGAATTAGACCGGCCAAGAAAGGTAAGGACAGCATTATTCAGGGGATCTCATTCATGCAGCAGTATCACCTAGTGGTTGATGATCGGTGTGTGAAAACGATTGAAGAATTAGAAAATTATACCTATAAGAAAGACCGGCAAACTGGTGAGTATACCAATGAGCCGGTCGATGCATATAACCACGAGATTGATGCCATCCGTTATGCATTGAATGAAATCAACGGCATGGCTAGTCCAAAGGGTAAGATCCTGAAGAACATTTACATTTAAGGCGGTGATTGAATGACAGAAATTAAGGGGCAGGTAGTTGAGGGCAATGTGTTCATTTATCCCAAAGATGATGAATTGACGATGCCTGATCTATTGAAGTTTATTGGTAAGAACATCGAATTATCAGCCGAGTACAAGCATAACCTTGAGATGTATAAAGGCAATCATGATATCTTGGACAAGCTGCCACGACGGTTTGGACCAGATAATCGTTTAGTTGCCAACCTGCCACACTATATTGTTGACACATACAACGGTTTCTTCACTGGTATTCCACCTAAGGTTACACTGGAAGACAAGGAAACCAATATGGCCTTGCAGGAATGGAACGATGAGAATTCGTTACAGGACAAGCTAAGTGAAATCAGTAAGCAAGCGGATATCTTCGGGCGTTCACTTGCTTTTGTATATCAGGACGAAGAGAGTAAAACACGGATCGCTTACTCATCCCCAATGGACTCCTTCATGATTTATGATGACACTGTATCACGACAGCCGCTAGCATTTGTTCGTTATTGGAAGAATACAGATGGCATTCAGGTCGGTATGGTTTACTACGCTACTAAGATTGTTTCTTTTGAGGACAGTAAATTTACTGAGGAAACGCCCAATCCATATAAGCTGGTGCCCGCCGTTGAATTCTATGGTAATGAAGAGCGACAGGGGGTCTTTGATAATGTTAAGACGTTGATCGATGAACTGGATCGGGTACTTAGTCAGAAGGCTAATCAGGTTGAGTATTTCGACAATGCCTACTTGAAAGTGTTGGGTGTAGACCTAGACCAAGATGGGGATGGTAAACCAGATGCTGATTTGATTGGTAACCAGATGATCTATAGTCCGGATGCTGATGCAACCAACGCAACGGTGGACTTCATCAGTAAGCCGGACGGCGACAATATGCAGGAACATATTATTGACCGGCTGGTTTCTATGATTTACCAGATCAGCATGGTAGCCAACCTTAATGATGAAGCTTTTGCCGGTAACTCTTCTGGTGTGGCCTTGCAGTATAAGCTTCTGCCAATGCGGAATATGGCGGCTAACAAGGAACGTAAATTCCGACAAGCATTGCAGCACCTTTACCAGATCATCTTTAGCGTTGGTACGGTATTGCCGGAAGCTCACTCAGAAGACTGGCGAGAGCTTGACTTCACTTTCAATCGTAATCTACCGGACGACATTTCAAACGACGCAGATACCGCCCAGAAGTTACAGGGGCTGGTATCACGGGAAACTCTGCTGTCTATTCTGCCGTTTGTTGATGACCCTAAGGAAGAATTGAAGCGGATCAACAAAGAGAAACAGGATAACATGCAACAAGCCTTGAAGTATGGTCCTGCGGCCTTAGACCAAGACAAGCCGGATGGTGATGATGATGCCGACAACGACGAATAGTGCGTATTGGAAGAAACGTGAAAAGGAGGAGCGTAAGTGGCAAGAGAAGAACATTGCTACCGACGCAGCCTTTAATCGGGCAATTGAGCGGTATTACAATATTGCTATTGCCCAGATTAATAAGGATATCGATCACCAGTATCAATCACTTGCCAAGTCGGTTGGCGGTCTACAGACTGCCTATTCTGCTGTTGATGCTGCTGATATCGCCGATTATGAGTTCGAGGCTCAGAAGTTAGTCATGCAAGCTGCTCAGATGAGAGCGCAGGGCAAGCGAGTAACCTATGCTGACTTTAGTGACGATGTTAATCGCCGGATGAAGATCTACAATGCGACAATGAGAATTAACCGGCTAGAGTATCTTAAAAGTCAAGTTGGGTTGCATCTAACTGAAGCCAACATGAACATCAATAATGATTTAAGAGTAAAGCTGAATGACAGCTACGTTAAAGAGGTCAAACGACAAGCTGGCATTCTTGGGAGTAATCTTAAATTCAATAATGCAATTATCAATGATGACAATATTGCAAAGATCGTTATGAAGCAGGTTGGAGGAGCCAACTGGAGTCAGCGATTATGGCTGAACCAAGATGCATTAAAAGCCGCCCTTGATTCTGCTTTAACCACTGGTTTAATCGCTGGTCAAAGTAATCAAGCAATTGCACGCAATCTCCGTGATCAGGTTAGGACAACCATTAAGAATCATGCATATGTTACTGAGCGGCTAGCCCGAACAGAAACAGCCCGGGTTCAATATCAAGCACAGATTGACAGCATTAAAACTGCCGATTACAAGTACGTGAAGTGGTACGCTGAGCCAGGTGCCTGTCGAGTGTGCCAAGAGATTAACGATAACGATGAGTATGATCTTGGCTATGGGGTATTCCCAGTTGATGAAGTACCACAAATTCCAATTCATCCTAATTGCCGGTGCAGTATATCGGCATATTGGATTGATAGTAAAGATAAGCATTCAGATTAATCCTGAGTGCTTTTTATTTTGGAGGTAAAAATGGCACAAGATACGTTCGAATATCGAATCGAAATCGATTCTGATGGTGTCGATGAGGCAATTGAGAAAGTGGATGTCCTCAATGACCATTTGAAGCAGACGATCGAGCTAGTCGATCAGTTAAATTTGAAGGGTGTTGAGGTACGCCTGGAGTCAAAGCCTTATGGGCTCTGGCACAGATTATTTAAGTAGGCTGACAGTTGTCGGCCTTTTTTTATGTCCGTTTCCGTGGCCGTGGACGTTAAATAAGACGCGAGAATGGCTCCCAAGCCACTAAATGCGAGAAAGGAGTTACCAACTATGGATAACGAAACTGATGTAACGAAGACTGATCCTACTACTGAACCTGCTGCGGATACCGAAGAAAAGCATGATGGTACCGATGCTGAGAAGGAAGATCCGTTAGAGAAGGCTAATAAGATCATCGATAAGCTGCATGTCCGTATCGACAAGAAGTCGAAAAACGAAAAAACATTGCAGGATCAACTTGATAAGGCAAATGCAACGATCAAGAAATTGCGTGGCGGCAAGGGTAAGGATGATAAACCCGAAGAAGATGAACGTGATCAGAAAATCAAGTCATTGGAAGCTAAATTGGCCCGCCGTGAAGCGATGGATAATGCCAATACTGTCTTGAAAGATTCCAACATTAATCTGGACAAGGATATGCTGGCAATGGTGGTATCTGACGATGAAGATACCACCGATAACAATATCCGTGCATTGATCACTTACACTAGTCAGATCAAGGATGAGGCTAAGCATGAGTTTTTGAAAGGGTCTACCCCGCGGACGAATGGCAAGCCTAACAATGCAATGAGTAAAGCAGACATTATGAAGATCAAGGATCCAATTAAACGGCAGCAAGCCATTAAGGACAACCTTGATCTTTTTAAGCATTAAGGAGGAATAAATTATGGCTGTTGATGCAAATACTATTACTAAGAACGATTTAGTTGCTCAATCGATTGACTTTACCGAACAGTTTAACGATGGGCTACAAACACTGCTGCGAGTATTGGGTGTAACTCGCATGACCCCAATGACGCAGGGTTCTCAAATTAAGATCTACAAGTCTGAAGTCACTAAGGCGAATGGTAACGTGGGTGAAGGTGAAACCATTCCGCTGTCCAAGGTTACACGGAGACTTGATCACGCGCTGACCCTTGAATTTAACAAGTATCGGAAGGTCACGACGGCAGAAGCCATCCAATCTTCCGGGTTCCAAGCGGCAGTAACTGACACTGATTCAAAACTGTTGAAAGAAATTCACGGCGACGTTAAGAAAGAGATTTTCGATTTCGTCGGCACTGGTAACACTAAGGCTAATGGCGCTGATTTCCAAAAGGCCCTTGGTGCCGGTCTTGGCCAGCTCGCTGTAAAGTGGGAAGACAACGATGTTCAGTCCGTTGCTTTCGTGAACCCAATTGACTTCTACAACTACGTAGGCGCAGCTGACATTACAATGCAGACTGCTTTCGGTCTACAATACATCCAGAACTTCATGGGTGTTAACACGGTCATTCTATCCGGCAATGTTAAGCAAGGAACGATTGACCTGACCGCTAGCCAGAACATTAACTACGCTTATGCTGCCATTAATGGTGCACTGAGCAGTGCTTTCGACCTGACTACTGACGAAACTGGCCTGATTGGTGTAGCACACAACCCGGTTAACGAATCCCTGTCTTACCAGACAGTTATCTTCCGGGCCGGTCAGCTCTTCGCAGAACGGCTTGATGGAGTTGTTGTATCTTCTATTCAGCCTGGCTCTGCTACGTCTGCTCATTAACGGTAAAGGATGAGGGCAATGGTGAAGTTAGAAGAATTAAAGACCATGCTGCAGCTTACAACAAGCAAGCAGGAAGGCCTTCTTAATTTAATTATTCAAAACACGGAGCAGGCCCTCAGCTTTAAGTTGGGGGCTGATAAAGTACCCGAAGAACTGGGTTATATTGAAATGGAAGTCTGTGTCCGGCGCTACAATCGGCTGGCTAATGAGGGGATGGCTTCGTACTCCCAGGAAGGCCAGACGATTACTTTTAACTCGTCAGACTTCGACGACTTCCTGGATGACATCAATGTTTGGCGAGAGCGAAACGGTAAGAATGTTAAATCGCTTGGCCACGTTCAGTTCTTCAACCCGTACCGAGGTGATAGTCGTGCGTTATAACAACGTGATTCGGTTCTACTCCGAAGGTAAGCGCAGGTATAACTTTCAAACTTCGCAGTCTGAGGGTGCTCCTGTGCTTCTTTTAGAAGTAATGGGCAATGTTACCGATATGGGAGCAGACCGGTCTAAGAATTTACTAGACTCCATTACACAGGGGGCTAAGGTGGTTCGCTTAGTGGAACCAGTCGACGTGAAATGGAGCTACTTAACGATTGATGATTCACCAAAGAAGTACCGGTTACGAACGGTGATTAAACCGCTTAAGAATTATTCGTTATTGGTAGGTGAGGATGTTGGCTAAGATTGTAAAGATTGAAGGATTAGATGAGCTGCAAGCCGGATTAAAGGGCCGGATGAATCTCTCTCCTGTGATTGACGTGGTTAAAGAACATGGTGCGCAATTATCTAGTCGAACTCAATCTAATATGCAAGCAGCATATACTCACGGATATTCAACTGGGCGGACACGACGCTCAGTTAAACCGATTTTTAGTAACGCCGGTATGACTGTTTCAGTTGGTCCTACCACTGATTACTTCCCATATCTGGAATATGGGACGCGATTCATGAACGCAATGCCAACTTTGAAACCTGCTTTTGATGTGCAATCGCAAATGTTTATCAATGAACTTAAAAGGTTGATGCAATAATGAAATCACCACAACAGGAATTGTATGATTACGTTGGTTATCAATCAGAATTAATGGGGTACGACACCTACGACCATTTACCAATGGAATCTGAGAACGCCGACTATCCATTTGTGCAAATCGGTGATATTAACGCCGTTCCGCTTCCTAATAAATCAGCTATCAGCGCTGAATTAAATTTAACAGTTAACGTTTGGGGCAACCAAGACCAACGGTTAGTTATTGATACAATGGCTAATTCACTGCTAATGGTTGTCTCAAAGCGTTTTAAAACACAAGACTATCGTTACCAAGGAATGATGGCTGGTAGTGATGTGCAGATGATTCAGGATACTAGTATTCCAGATACCGTATTAAATCATGCAATCGTACAAATGAAATTTAGATTAATCTGAAAGGAAGTTATAGATAATGGCTAGTGATATTCAAATTTTACAAGGGCTGAATACTGTCGCTTATGTCCGGTTAAAGAAAAATGCCGGTAAGGAACGAGGGCAATTAATCCCTTATCAAACTTCATTAGACTTTGACCCACAGCGTGATACTGATACAACACAAACGAAGATGGGTGGGGTTCCTACTACTTCTGCATTGGAAACCGACCTTGAAATTGAATTCGTTCATAACATTAGCAAGGTTTCTGATGACTTGATGACTTCACTTCTGAAGAACGAAGATATTGAAGTCTGGATTGTTTACCGGAAGCGTCGTAATGCACAGGGCCAATACTTTGCTTGGTACATGCAAGGGATTGTTTCTGAAGACGAAAACGAGAACGACCCAGATGACAATTCAACTCGTGATGTAACCTTTACTATCAAGGGTGAACCACAACGCGGTTGGTTAACATTACCAGACGGAGCCGAAGAAGAACTTGCTTATGTCTTCCAAGGTGTCGGTGTGGTTACTGAACAAGACCCAACCGGTCAAGGAACTGCTTATGTAGATGCCGACGCTGGTAAGGGTTCAGCTGATGTGGCTAAGAATCAAGAACCATCACATTCTGGTTCACCAGTAGGGTAACCATCTTCAGCCGCTAGTTCAGCAAGTGACAACAAGTAAGTAATTAATAACGGGCAGTGAATAAACTGCTCGCTTTTTTCGTATTGGAGGTAAATAAACGTGGAATTAACAATCAATGGTAAGAAAGTTCAATTAAACTTTGGTGTTCGTTTCGTTCGTGAATTAGATAAGATTGCGGGAATGACGGTTAATGGTCAATCTTTCGGTTTCGGATTAACTAAGTCTTTGCCCGCTTTACGAGCATATGACCCAGCCGTACTAAGTGATGTTATTTATTCGGCAGCTTATGGTAACAAGCCTCGTCCTTCTCAAAATGCTATTGATGACTTTATTGATAGCTGCACTGACTTAGGAAAGGTGTTCGATGAAGTTCAGCAAGAGATTGATGAATCGAACGCTGTTAAGGTGGCAGCAAAAAACATGAAAGCCTAGAGAATGCGAAAAGCCAAACCAGTGAACAGCAGTATCGAGAGATATTGCTCAATAGTTTGGCTTATTTAGGTTTCTCTAGGATTGAAGATATTGAAAAGATGGGGTTGAAAGAATATCAATTAAGACTCGAAGCATACCGAATTAGACAGGTTGAGGAAGAAAGAAAATTAGCGTTACAGAGTTGGAATAACGAAGCGGTTAAAGCAACAAAAGGTAGTGCTAAACATCCTAAACATGTTTATAAGGAATTTTCAGACTTTTTCAACCAAAAGGAAGCAATTGAAAAGGTTCGATCAGAGTTTGAACCGGACTATCAAGTTGCTTCAGAAGAAAAGCCAAGAGATGTTGGTTCAGTCCTATCTAAACGAATTGAAGAATTTAAGCGGTTAAAGAAGGCAGGAAAGATTATCCCGCTAAAAGAGAGGGGGTTAAACTATGACTGAAAGTTATAGTGTTCGTGCCATTCTTTCAGCTGTTGATTCTTCTTTTAGTTCAACCCTTGCACGAGCTGGTCAGGCTACTCAAAATTTTGGTAGTGCAGTTAATCAGAAAATGCAGGGTGTCGGTAAAGCGATGACTGTTGCTGGTGCGGCTACTACTGCAATGGGAGTTAAAGCAGTTAAAGGCTTTGGGGATTTCCAAAGTTCCTTAAATCAAGCGGCTGTTATTGCCGGTGGTACTTCTAAAAACATTGGTGAGTTAGCAGATGTTGCTAACCACATGGGAGCTGTTTTACCTATCAGTGCTCAAGATGCGGCAGATGCAATGGTTGAAATGGCTCGTAACGGTGCTTCGCTTGATGATATCAAGAAACAGTTCCCGGCAATTGCTGAAGCTTCAACTGCCGCTGGTTCTAACTTGCAAGCAACCGCTGGGGTTGTTCAGCAAGCAATGAATATCTGGTCTAATAGTCTGAAGTCACCTCAACAAGCTGCTGCTATCTTGGTTCAAACGGCTAACGCATCTAACGCCTCAATTGAGGATATGCAGCAAGCCCTAGCTACGATCGGTTCTACGGCTAAGATGGCCGGTATGGACATGGGAACTACGGCTGAGGCAATTGGTTTACTTACTAACCGTGGGTTCTCTGCTGCCCAAGCTTCTGATGACTTAAACCATGCGATCACTCAAATGCTGGCGCCTAGCTCCATTGCTAAGAAACAGATGGATGCCTTAGGACTGACGTTTGTTGATAGTGCCGGTAAGATGAAATCATTCCCACAAATCCTACAAGAAATCGCTGATAAGACTAACGGTATGGGCGATGCTCAAAAGACTGCTGCCCTTAAAGCGATGTTCGGTGCGTCTGGAATGAAGGCTATTGCTCCTTTACTTGACGCGATTAACGATAAAACTGGTGATGCTAAAACCAGTTGGGCTGCATATGCCGCCGAACAAGATAAAGCCGCACATTCTACTGCGGCTGCTACTAAGTTCTTGCAAGATCAAGCTAATGACATGCAACAAAACGTCGGTTCAAAGATTGAACAAGTTGGTGGTAACTGGGAAGCCCTCCGAAATAAAGCAATGGCAGCCAAAGGCGGAGTTAACGGAGCCATGCTTGATATGATTAATCAATCTATCGAATGGGCTACAACTTCTAATAATTCTATGGCTCAATTTATTCGTGGATTTGTTGGATTGTCTCCGGTTATTGGTCCAGCAATCACTGCTGTTGGTGCATTTACAACCAATGTTGGAAAAATTGTTGGATTAGTTGGCGGAGCGGTTGGCGCCATTGGTAACCTTGGAAGAGTATTTCTTGTACTTAAACAAGCAGCTAATGTTACTGAAGCAGTGTCCGCACTTTCAAAACTTGCTGAAACCTCAAAACTTGCAAAGACAGCAATGGTGGGCTTGCAAGCAGGTCAGGCAATATTTGCAGGGCTAAAAGCAGCAGCTATGGCTTTAGGCGGAGGTTTACAAGCTCTTTGGGGTATTATGCTTGCTAATCCAATCACCTTGGTTATCGCCGCGATTGCCGCTGTGGTTGCTGCATTAGTTTTATTCTTTACAAAAACAAAAACGGGTCAGCAACTCTGGTCCAATTTTGTTAACTTCCTGAAGAACGCTTGGAACGGATTAGTTTCTGTTGCTCAAACGGTTTGGAACGCTATTACTCAAGCATTTAAGACGCCGATTGACGTTATTAAAGGTGTTTGGTCAGGAATCAAAGATTTCTTTAGCCAGTTATGGCAAGGAATTGTTTCAACCGCTCAAGGTGTATGGAGTAGTTTTACAGCCGGGATGGCACCAATTATTGATTCTATTAAAACTTTGTGGAGTGCATTGACTGATTTCTTCTCAACGTTGTGGCAAGGGATTGTGACCGGTGCACAGGCTATCTGGAACACTTTAGTTCAGATATTTACACCGATTGTTGAAGCGATCAAGGCGGTATGGCAACCACTGGCTGAGTTCTTTAGTACGATGTGGCAAGGAATCATTACCACTGCCCAAACAGTATGGCAAGGATTAGTAACGGTGATCCAGGGTGTTTGGACTAATATCCAGACTGTTGTTCAGACCGCTGTTCAAATGCTTAGCACAGCTATTCAGACCGGAATGCAGGTTGTTCAAACCGTTTGGACAACTATCTGGAATGTAATTAAGACAGCAGTGCAGACTGTTTGGTCTGTTATCTCCACAATCGTTTCAACTGCTATCAATGCCGTTGCAGGCGTAATTAGGGCTGCTACCGATGCCATTAAAGGAGACTGGTTGGGCGCCTGGAACGAGATTAAGAATGTTGTAACAACCGTTTGGAACGGCATCAAGACAGTGGTAACCACGGTTATTAACGGGATCCGTTCCGTAATCACTAGTGTTATGAATGGCATTAAGTCAGTTATGACATCAATCTGGAACGGTGTTAAATCGGTTACTAGCTCTGTTTGGAACGGCATTAAGTCTGTTGTTTCTAATTCAATGAGTACTATTCGGTCTGTCGTATCTAACATGATGAATACCGTTCGTTCTGTATTTAGTTCTGGTTGGAATGCGGCCCGTTCCGTAACTTCAAGTGGAATCAATGGTGCGGTTAATGTCGTCCGTTCGGCTGCTAGCGGGATGATCTCTGCTGGTCGTAATTTTGTCATGGGCTTTGTCAATGGTATTCGTGGAGCCATCGGTGCGGCGGCAAGTGCGGCAGCAAGTATGGCTCGTGCCGCTATGAGTGCGGCTAAGGCTTTCCTTGGTATTCACTCACCATCGCGTGTCATGCGTGATGAGGTTGGTTACTATGTTGCCGCTGGTATGGCTGTTGGTATTCTCAATAATGCTGATTTAGTTCAAAAAGCAGCTAATCGGATGGCACGATCAGCTATCCCGTCGGTTACCCTTGGTAGCTCAATTAATGGTGTAATGGCTCAAGGCAATCTAAGTCGTCAAGTCAACGGCACGATTAATCATGAACTGACGATTAATCAACAACCGGCTTATATCAATGTTTCTTTGGGTGGTACTAACTATTCAACTTTTGTTGAAGACATTAGTCGTGAGCAAGGCAACCAGGCTTCATTGCAACGGAATTATCGTTTCTAGGAGGTGACTATCGTGTATAAATTTAGAGATTTGTCAATTGACCGGGAATATAACCCCGAAGAAAAGCCGGTTGAAGCACTGAACTATGGTGGTCACTGGTTAGATAATGAAGTGCCTGGTTTTCAAACTCTGGTCACAACCGGACGGCAAACTTTTCAACGGCAGATAAATGCTACTTCCCGGGTTGGTGACGGGGACACTTATTTAAGTTCACGGTTAGAAGCTAAGAAGATCGAAGTGATGTTCAATTTCAAGGCAGATAATATTGATGAGTATAATCAACGGCTAGATAAGCTGAAACAGATATTGTATCAACCTAACCAGCCGTTTTATTTTGCTGACGAACAAAATTATCACTTTATTGGAACGGTTGCCGAATTGAGCTTAGACAAACAGACCCTCAATACTACCGGGAAAATCACTATTAACGTTTCTGATCCATACCAATACGGTAAGGAAAAGAAAATTAGTGGGGTTGGTGTTAATGTGAACATTCTTGATGAAGAATTGAAATATCCACAAGCACCTAAGACGTTAGTATTTACACCAACTATGGTAACTAGTAACTTAAAAATCGCTTGTGGTAATAAAAAAATTGAACTATCAATTGGCGTTGGCACCGGGCAACCGGTAAGGGTTGATTTTGATAACTTAAATTTCTCAATCAATAATGTTGATAGTTTGATGGACGTTACTCTTGATTCTAATTTAAGTGATTTTTTGATTGTGAATGGTTCAAGTATTGAATTTAATACGAATGGTAACTATGAATTAACTTATGAGGTGAAGAAACTATGAAAATGTTTCTGCTTAATCATCAACAACGAGTTAAGAAATGGTTAACTGATAAAAACTTTATAGAAACAACGTTAACTGAGCAAATTAATGCGGCAGATGAATTAGAATTCTCCCTGCCACTTAAGGCTCGGTTGCCTGCTTCTTTTTATTTTGCAGTTATTCCACGTCCTCGTCATGATGATTATTTAATGTTCAAGATTATTCAAGAGCAAGTACAAAACGATCGTATTCAGTACACTTGCGTTGAAGCAGCTTACGATGAACTAAAGTCGTATAACTACATTAAGGATGTTCGGCCACGCGATCGGACGGCATCTAATATGTTACAGATTGCATTGCAGGGTACTCGATGGGACGTTGGTCAAGTTTCAGATGGTGGACCCTCTTCGACTAACTTCTATTACATCAATACATTGGAAGCAGTTCAGAAGATTGTTAACCTGTTTAATCTCGAAGCGGTGTTTAGTGTAACCTTGGATAAGCGTAATGCTCGGGTTATCCGTCGTCGGGTTAACCTATATTCTCAACAGGGCGAACGAACCGGGAAACGATTTGAATATGGCAGTAATTTACTAACGGTTGAACGAGAAGAAAATTCTGAAAACTTAGTTACGGCTTTGATTGGTCGTGGTAAGGGTGAAGAAATTTACCATGATGCTGATGGTAATAAAACTACTGCTCCTGCTAGTAATGCTAATGATGCCCCTGATGGTTATGGTCGACGGATTAACTTTGCAGATGTGGTCTGGAGTAAATCAGCTGGTAATCCAGTAGATAAACCAGCTGGTCAAGAATATGTAGAAGATCTTAATGCTACTGCCGTTTATGGCTTTGATGATGGGAAACCGCGGATTGGATTAGAAATCTTTGAAGATATTACTGACCCGAACGAGTTACTTCAAGCCACCTGGAAATCATTACAGGTTTTGAAACGACCAAAAGTTAGTTTTAAGGCTAGTGTGATGGATGTTGGTAATCTTGGCTTAGGCGACACGGTAGCGATTATTCGCCATGATATTCAAATTGAGTATTTCACTCGAGTTTACAAGGTTACTCACAACTTACTTGATGAGAAACAAAATACAATTGAGCTTGGGGATGATTTTAGTAGCCGTTCAATGACCTCTACCATTGCTTCAATGAGTGGAGCTATTGAAAAAGTTAAAGAAAAAGCTGGTTACTCTGCTACTTTGGCTAATGGCAAGAACACTAATTTCTATTCTCAAGATAAACCAGCTTTCGCGACTGAAGGCGACCTTTGGTACAAAGACTTAGACAATGGAGAAACTGATTTATACCAGTATCATGATGGCAATTGGATTCTAATTTCATCAACCCGTGAACTTAACCAAGCAAAAAAAGAGATTGACCAGCAATTGGATAATCTCAAACAGCTTGAAAAAGATAAGGGTATTGATATTGATTCAATTAAGAAAAATATGAAGTCCATTGAAGATACTGCTAATCAAGCGTTCAGGAACGGTGAAACTAACCGAACTGATTTAACTAAATTAGACGGTGAAATTACCGGTCGAGTTACTCAAGTGCTGACCAACGGGGGTTATGCTACCCAATCGTGGACGCAAGGGCAATTCAAACTGAATAATGATAGCTTTAATGTTCGGATTGGGAACGTTCTCAAAACAGCCAATGGCAATGCTGATAAGATTGCTAAATTGAATATCGATTTAGCCGGCATTCAAAATACGGTTGCTACTAAGGTTGATATTTCACAATTTAACCAGAAAGCCAATGAATGGTCAGTTAAAGTTGAAAGGCTAGATAAAAAGCTTGAACAACGAACTGGTGTTAATCCAAACATGCTGAATGGTACTGCAGATTGGTCAGGAGATTGGTGTCAAGATCCAATCGAACTGGTTGGATTTGATCCTCCCGTAATGAACTGGCAAAAGGATGGGTGGACCGATCCGGAAGGAAACGCTGCTTTAGTTCAGGCTAATGTTACAGATCTTGCACACTTTCCGCTTAAACAAACCTTTTTGCCTTTAGGTAAGTATACGTTAAGTGCTTGGATCTACACGCCGGATTTAACGGCCTTTACTGACTCGTGCTTAGACTTTGACAGGCCCTCATTCAATAATACTGATAAGAAGGCGACGTTTACGAGAATAACTACAATCGAGGCCATTAGTACTAATCAATGGCAAAGGGTTTCTAAAACCATTGAAGTTACTAAGGCAGGAGTAGTTAATATAAAAGTTATAAGTCCTAAATCAAAGGAAGATCCCACTCAATTTCACGTTGGAAGTATAAAGCTTGAAAAGAGCGATAAGGCGACAGCATGGGTACCATCGGTAAACGATTCTTATGATGGAACTGGTGAAATGATGAGTATGATCAATGTCGATGCTAACCGCATACTGTTTAAATCAAGGAAGCTATATATGGATGCTGACAGTACGATATTTAGTGGTAAGGCTTTTATTCCTGACGCTGCCATTAGCAATCTTTCTGCCGACAAAATTACAGCAGGAACATTGAATGCGGGCCTGATTAACGTCATTAATCTAAATGCAAGCAATATCACTACCGGAACGATTAATGGTGCCAATCTCAAAATTGACCTTAATAATGGTGAAGTTCAATTCAAAAGGGGGAGGATAACCTCAGTTGCTAACACATTAAATATCAATATCGATACAGGAATAATGAGTGTGACTGACAGTGTTAACAACGGGGTTTATTTTGCTAATGGTGAATTAAAGCTGATGGACGATCCACTTAATATAACTGGTACGCCAAAATATGGGGGACTTCGTCGGTCGGCTCATATTTGGTCACCTGGATCAGCGGGGGCTGAACTCCATTCACCAAATGGAGTTTTTGTTGGTTCTGACAACTACAATGGGGATTTCGCTGGAGGTTCGGTAATTGATGGAACCACCAGTGGTGCGGCTCTTGCGGTGGATAAGAACGGCAGTGCGACGCTTAATGGTGGAAATATCGTTACTGTTAGTGGAGGCGGAGCTTACGACGTTGGTTATTCCATGAAAAAACGGCCAGCTATCATCCTTGGAAAAAGCCAATCAGGTTGGAATCTAGGGGATCGAACGTTTATCCAAGGGGCGTTTGTGCATATTGAATCTGCTTACCGAAATACCAACGGTGCTTCTCCTAATGTCTACGTTGCCCCAGATGGTGCCTTGGTCCGGTCAACATCGGCATCGAAGTATAAGACTGATATTCAACGATCTTACGTTTCGGACTATGGTGAACGGCTGTTAGAGCTTCCCACTGCAACCTGGATGGATAAGGCAGAAACAGAGCGGTATGTTGATGGTGAGTCACAAGATAAACCAGTACGCCACTTTGGAATGATTGCCGAAGACTTAGCCGATGCCGGACTAGAAATGCTTGTTTCCCGTGGTCAAGATGGAGAACTAGAAGGGATCCAATATGATCGGATTGGCCCGGCGTTAATTCCAGTCATTAAGCAATTACAAGATAAAGTTAATAAATTGGAGGAAAAGTTAAATGAACAATGAAAACGCAGAAGCTATCGTTCAAAACCTATTGAATAAGGTTGGGGTGCTGGAATACCAGAACACTTTGTTGCAAGTTGAAAACGAATTACTTAAGAAGCAAGCATCTAAGGATGATAAAAAGAAAGGTGATAAGTAATGGCTTTAATTAAAGAAAAAACTGTCTCACTAATGGGACGTTCAGTAATTAATAATGTTGAAATTGCTCGATTTAATGCTAACGTGGCAACTAATGATGATAGTATGACTACTACCAACACTACTGTTAATAACGTTGAAGCTTATCGTAAGAACATTAAGCAGGTTCGCAAGGACGCTAATGAATTTCGTGAATATGTACGGGAAACAGAGGATAGTGTATTCACTGATGCTTCAACAACCACTGAAGTAAAAGATAAATAGTTAATCGAAGCCGCCTATGAAAATCACAGTACGCAAGGGCGGCTTTTATTTTGGAGGTGAATTGTATGTTAGATAATTTACGCCGAAATTATTTCTGGTTTGTAAAAGGTTTAGAAACCTATGGATTAGCTATTTACTTTATTGTTCTTCATAGTAGTGGGGTATTTAATCCACCTGGTGGTATTTTAGATTTTCTTGATAACCCGCCTTTCATTTTCCTGCTCGCAGTGGTTGGCACAGTAACAATCGTTTATGCGCTGTGGGACATTAAACACTTGTTTTATAAACCACTAATGACCGGACTTCTAACTTTTGCATGGTTAATATTTTTCTGTGCTTTTACTTTTGAGGATTGGAGTATCGGGCAATTTTCGATTCAAACAATGTATGCTTTCTTTATAGTTTTCTCAATCGTAGGACAAATCTTGATTAAAAGGGGTTGATGGTTATGCATGATGATGTACTGGTGGCGCTGATTAGTACCATCGGTTCAGTTCTCGTTGCTTATATCACAACCCATCAGCAGAGCAAACCAAGCGAAAACGATAAGATACGAGAAGAAAACAAGAAACTTAAGGAACAATTGAGGAGGAAGAAGAAATGAATAAAATTATTACTGATATTGGTAATTGGTTGATTTCAAGCGGTGCATTGGTCACCGCTTTTGTTTTTCTATGGAAGTATTTAAAGCCGGTGATGGAAGCCAAGAAAGTTCATGCTGAGACCGAACAATCAAAGGCGGTTTGGGGCTTGTTAGAAACGGTTGCTGATAGTGCAGTGGCTTCGATGGTTAATCAGCCGATGATCGGCTCTCAAAAATTCGAATCTGCGGTACATACGGTCAACCAGTCGATGTTAAACCAAGGCTTTGATATTTCTGACACTGCAATTAAAACCGCAGTTCAAGCGGCCTATGAAAATTCAGATTTAACCCATGCTAAGGATCCGGTTTTCAAAGCGATTAAGAAGTCGCCGAACCGGGCCGACAATCCGGAAGCTTCAGCAAAGGGGTGATTTAAATGCCAATCTATGCAGTTGACGTTTATTCCAGAAGCTCCGATAGCATTATCCAAGACGCTCACGCGCAAGCGGTCATTGTGAAAGCTACTCAAGGTAACACTTACGTCAACCCACGGTGTAATCATCAGTGGGACCTTGCTGGAAGTCTGAACAAGCTCCGCGGTTTATATCACTATGCCGGAGGGGGTAACCCGGAAAGTGAAGCCCAATTCTTCATTAACAACATTAAAAATTATGTTGGCCAGGGGCCACTGTTCCTGGACTGGGAATCTTACCAAAACTCCGCTTGGGGGAATACTGATTGGGCGCGGAGCTTCGTAACAGAAGTCCACCGCTTAACAGGTGTTTGGCCGGGAATCTATGTTCAAGAATCGGCATTGTGGCAAGTTGCTAACTGTGCCTCAATGTGTGCGGTTTGGGTTGCTAAGTATGCTTCAATGACGTGGTATTCATGGGATTTACCGAATATGAATGTGTCATCTGGTGCCTTTCAATTTCTAACAGGTTGGCAGTTTACCGGTGGCGACATGGACCGGAGTGTTTTCTATCTTGATGAAAACGGATGGAAGAAACTTAGTAATCCGGATGGCAAGCAAACGCCAGTTGAGAACAAATCGGCTCCTGCACTTGAACCAGTCGCGGTTAAGACTTGGACTGATTCACTTGGTGATAAGTGGACCGAAGAGAAAGGAACGTTCACAACTAACCAACCAATTAATCTTCGATGGGGTGCTAAAACAACCAGTGCTTTAATTGCTACCTTACCAGCTGGTTCGGTCGTTAAATACGACGCCTGGTCAAACCACAGTGGTTACGTATGGATTCGGCAACCACGAGGCAACGGGCAGTTTGCCTACATGGTGGTACGTGACGCCAGGACGAAAGAAGCCTTTGGCAGTTTTAAATAAAAATAAAATTATGTAAAAATCCCCCGACTTGATAGTTAAGTCGGGGGATTTTTTGTTTTATTTTGATAATTCACTTACCAGTGTGGATGATTTGAAATAACTTCGCCAAATGATTGATGAACGGCTAGAAAGAAAAAACACGTAACCTATATAGGTTACGTGTTACATGGCCCGGTCGCCTTTTTTGCTGACAAAGTGCGGACAAAAACATTCAACACGCTGTCATATTAAGCTTTTGGTTGCTTTTTTTATCACCCGCACGGTGATTTTTTATAAGTTCAGGAATGTTGTTGGTGTTCAAAATGC